CATCTATTTGGCAGGGGAACAAGGAATCGAACCTCATTCTGTAGTTTTGGAGACTACCGTGATACCAGTACACCATTCCCCTAATTTGGCCTGCCCGGTAGGATTCGAACCCACGGCCTACGGATTAGAAATCCGTTGTTCTATCCAACTGAACTACGGGCAGATACTTTTACTCTTGAAACTGTCCACCTTCTAAGTAAGACACCCTCTGGTATTTCGATTTGTCATTTGCAACAGTATAACACATCGCTTGAATATCATCAATGAGTGCTTGTACTTCTGCGCCGTCTCTTTTGTTTGGACCATATTTTGCTTCTCGCAATCTATCCGCTTGAAACTTTATGGCATCAATCCTATCACATAAATCAGATATCTTGTGTAACATTTATCATCTCCTTGTAATATATATTTGGTGCGCCCGGAGGGACTCGAACCCACACACCGTAATCGATAACGGATTTTAAGTCCGTTGCGTCTACCTATTCCGCCACGGGCGCAAACTTACAACCCTAGAATTTTGTGGGTCTTCTCGCTGAACGCTTTAGTCGGATGGTCAATCAACCAATCTTTCAATTGACCAAAGTAGAATGCGGCATCTTCTTCACCTTGCTTCTCTAGCAGTTCTTCTGCTTCTTTGGCGAAGTTGATAACTTGACGCAACATGGAACCGCTGTCATTGAATGTTGCTTTGCGTTGCAACTTTGCTAGTCGTTGATTGCTCATTGTGTAAGCACCTTTACGACTGCTTCATTCTCTGCAGTCACTTGTGCATTTGCATCATTGACTTTATCATCAAGTTCTTTAAACGCATTCGTTGAAGAAATCTTTGACAACAACATACGGTCTTTACGCAGACGGTTCATCAGAATTTTACTTGCTTGCAAATCAGAATACTCTAGTAGAACGAATGCACGATACTGTGTGCCGCTTGATACAATCTTACTTTCTGATACTTTGTATCCAGCAACGTCTACATCTGCTACAAGATTAGAAGTTGTCTTTTCAAGTTCAGACAAGATTGCAGTATCAGTTTCATCAGAACCAATCTTTGAGATAAAGTTCTTTGTCTGACTGCGAACACGTCCATTGATACGGTCAGCAAGAGTTGTCTTTGCATTCAGTACTGCCATGTCTACAGACAATTGCAAGTCAGGTGTTACTGATGTACCGACAGCATAGATTGCTTTATCGTTTGATGGTAACTCAGTAAACCATTTAGGAATTACTTCAACATTGTCTTTCACTGCACTTGCTTTATATTCGTATGACGCAACGTCAACTGTACCTGGAGGTGCAATGTTCTTTGTCGCTACGTTAGTTGAACTACACGCCGCCATTGAAAGACACGCCGCACCCATAATCATCATATTATACTGTTTCACTATTTCACTCCTTCTAGTACATCAACAGCGCGGTCACGAAGACCACTATCTACAAACCATCCCATAGGGTCCATGTTTGTAATCAAGTCTGGATAGTTGTAAATTACAACAGCACCAATTAAAAATCCAATCACATATTTCATTATCTACCTCAATAAAAAGTTTAGAAAGAAAGAAGCACCAAACGGAACTGTAGGTTCAGACTTCTCTACCCACTGAGGACCCGTGTCTTGATATTTGTATATCGGTGCGCCCTCTTTGATAACGACATACTTTCTTCCATCACCATAGTCGCCTGAGCGAAGAACTGGTTGTACATCGATAACTCTACTACTCACAACAGTCTTAGTGCCTACTGGCAGATGCTTTACTGTTGGTTGAGTTGTTGCAACAGGTGTTTCACTTGTAACAACTTTACATTTTTGATTTGTCTTTGCAGTCAAAATCTCAGGTGATACTTTACCAATCAATTCTTTCTTTGCTTTGATGGTTGCTTTGTCACATGCAGTGTTCTCTGTCATGTCAGGACCAAATACATAATCAGCAATTGCTGGATAAGGTACTCCATCGATAACGACTTGCATCTTCATAACACACTTGCGAGTATCATCAACATAAGGAAACACCTTACGGTCAACATTAGAAACGCTTTGAATGCTTTTAGTCCAGTTGCTCTCTACGTCATTCTGATATACACAATTAGCGTATGCGGATGTAGGTGATGAAAGCATCAGAACGATTGCTTTAGTTTTTTTGCTGACCACCATCTAACCACTCCGCCACATGTGTTACACCAGGAATACAAAGACCATCGCGATTGTTTCTGTATGCACAGTCTTGATACATATTGATTGCAAGTTCTGCACCAGTACATGCTACAAGAGTATATGACACACAGAGAAGCAGTAAATAAGTGAATGCTTTATCTTTAAACAGTCTCATCATTAAACGCCTCAATCAGTTTTAGTTCTCGTACTTTTTCTTTCAGACCGTTGATTGATAGTTGAATACCACCGGTGTATTTCTTTGCTTCTGCAAGTGATACATGATTAGTTAGTGTCCATTCAATTTTCTTTTCAACATCAGTTTCAAGTTCAAGTAAAAATTCATCTAGTTCATCAAGGGTCATCATGTTACCATTTCCTCAAACCCCATAGGTGCTACGGTGTACTTCTTAGTACCAACTAATATTTGGTCACCAACTGAAGTAGAACGTAGACCATAACCATCAGACATATCGCCAACAACGGTAACGAATTCATTGCCATCACAGGGACCTTTCTTAGACCAACTATCCATGATGTTCTGTGTCCAACGATATGCATACTCAAGTGCATCATCAACTGTTACGTTATCTTCAACCTCAACAAATGCAACTGTGCGAGGTGTCTTTTCAAATGCGGTGTGAATAACTGCAACTTTTTTCATAATATAATCTCCAATAGTTAATTAACAAACGCCAGACCAACGAACACGACCTTTGAGACTTTCAGCATCAAATACTGTTCCTCTTGCAAAGTTTGTCGCTGGTGCTTTCCATGACGCCGCCATGAGTACATCGCCTTCAACGAACTTCTTAGTCGCTTTCTTTACAATAAAAGAATGAACGCTTTGTTGACCACCCACTTTAGCGTGAACAATCTTAATGTAGTTGCGACCTTCTTCTGCAAAGAACTTAGTTTCTTTAATTTGGTCAGAACCGATTTTTGCTTGACCGCACCAGTCAACATAGTCATCCATGATGAAGTCAATATAATCAGTAATGTGTGTTTCAGTAACTTGTTTCATAATATAATCTCTCTCATTTCTCATCTTGTATATACATTATATCGAACTATTAGATAAATGTCAAGGGAAATCCACATCTTTTTTGGCAAAAGTTAAAATAATTTCATCTGTTGCTTATCGGCAGTGTCTTTAAGAAGATTTGTCAGACCTTCCTTTACAGTGAATGCAAAGAAATAATTCTGAATTTGTTCTTCTTCTGATAGGTCATCGAAGTTAGGAGCAAGAAAGTCAGCGACTTCTAGTTTGTCCTGTTTAATTGCTTGTAGCATACCAACTCTAACAATATCACTCATCTCCGAATCCGATCCATCAAAATGAAAAACGAGAGAACCATCTTCCGCTTCTTCTTCTGAGCAAGTTAACGTCCAACTATCGTGAGTTGTATCGACTAAAGAATGCTTTTGTGATTGCATCGATAAATTCCTTCTTTGAAAATACTCCGTTATTGGGACCTGATAGGTCTGTCACATATCGGTAGTTCTTATATACCGTGTGATAAACGCGACCAGCATAAGTTGTGGGTGCATAAATGAACCCCTTGAAGTTGTACGATGGAAGATAATCCATTTTCATTTCGTTCTTCTTCAGGTACCGCATCATTTTCTCCTTCATCTATAAAATCTGCGAATTGAATTGTTACTATACTATATGTTGTTGTGTAAGTCAAGTACTTTTTATGGTAAATAACTTTTTTTACTTTCGCCACTATTATTACCGAAGTGGCAACGGTTCTGCATTATCCGAATGCTATATAGGGTGTCCCCTTTTCAGAAACAAATAAAACCTTTTAATCAGGTAACATTAAAACCTCCTCCTAAACTGCAGTTATCAGCGACATTGGAACGCGAGTGACAGTCTTACCGAACGGAGTTGCGCCCGTAGCAATAACATCAACAGTAGTGCGGTTAACTTTTTGGATTGTTCCTTTTTGAGTGAACCCACGATTGGTCCATTCGATGGTCATACCTTTAGCAACGGTACGCTTGCGAGATTTCGCAATGATGTTCATTTGATTTTTCCATGCTTGAGCAATCACGTTCAAGTCTTCCTGGTTATCGATTGATGAAAGTGCTTTAAGCACCGCGGTTAATTTTGCATTCATAATATATAGTCTCCTCAATTAAGCAGTATAAACGTAAGGTGTATCCCAACGACCAACTTTCAGGTCAAGGTAGTAAGCAGTGTCGAAGTAGTCAGTCATTGCATCGCTGTTGTCGTACCACTTAGTACCTTTCATTGCGGCAATCATTTCTTCAATAAAGTTTGCTTCTTTGACAGCACCAACTGCCTTGTACCAATTAGCAGAATGGTAAGGGTTAATGTCGAAGTTGTCACTGATAAATCCACAGTAGTCGAAACCACGCTTCTTATTCTCAAGTTCAGCATGTTTGTTAGCGGCACCGATAAAATCAAGCACACCTTCTTTGATGCGAACAACTAAAGAAGAGTGATGGTTAACACCGATAGTAACTTTGACACCGTACTTCTTAGCAACCGCTTTGCAGGAGCAAGTTCTTTCTTAGTCTCTTGTGAAATATACGCCATAATGTTTTCTCCGTTTAAGTTTCAATCTCATCTTACATATACAATATAACAGATGTTTGCCACAATGTCAAGAGAAATCCACATAAAAGTGAAAATAAATGTTGTTTTAAAACAACGACTTGTAATTTTTTTTAATAAAAGTTAAAAGAAAGTGTAACTCTCATGTTATAAATTCTTTGCTAGAGTATGGGTATAAACTGTAGCAAAGAATTGTGCTTAGGAGTTTCAGTACAGTCAAATCCTATAGTTATTCGATACCCATCATAGGGTTCATCTACTTCAACTTTATGTTGATACAATTCATCCAATGAACTGGGACCTATGTATATCTGTCCTATTTTATTTTCAATCTCCCACTCTCTAAAACATGTTCTGGATTTTTTGGGGTCAACTGAAATGTATCCGTGATATGGCCATGGATGACCATGCCAGTCTAGAACTCCATCTTGTTTATGGAAGTTTATCCATGACTGCATCCATATAGGTTTATCATGGCCTGCGTGGTCTCTAATGCATTCAGATAGTTCTTTGAATAAGTCATAGAATAGAATGCTTGGTGATGTAAGTGTGAATATATTATATCTGTCATATGTCCATGTACTATCTGCCGTGCCGTATTCTCTTCTAAAGTTTGAGTATGCAAGATTGCATTCTGATACAAACGCATCATAATTTTCATTGATAGTTTTAGATTGATAAAGATTATAACTCATACTAAGTCCTCAGCAAGTGGAAATATACCTGCAATCACTTCTGCACATGCTTTCGCAATTTCAATATGCTCTAACTGTGTTCCATTAGCGGCACGAAGTTCAATGTAATGCATCCAAGAACGAAGTGTACCATTCATGTACAAACGTGACATAGTATTACCTTCTGGTAAGACTGCTCTTGCTTGCTCTTTAGCAATACCGTTTTCGATTGCCCATTGATAAGCACTATTTGCTTCATCAATAACACCTCTTTGTCTTGCCGCCCATGCTTCTTGTAGAATTTCATCCTCTGTGGTGATGCTGTTTTGTCTATTTTTTTCATCTTGCAATCTCGCTTCTCTAATTACAAACTCTAAATCTTCTGTTGGATTAGCATACCGTTGACTAAACTCTTGAAAACTGAATGAACGATGTCTGAGAATTTGTCTTGCGATATCTCTTGTAGTCTCAATTTCTAAACAAGCAGACACCATCTCAAAAGGTGACCAATGACTGTGCTTTGCTAGATATGATAGAAGTTTTTTAGATGTTGCGGAGTTCATCTGTCCGCTAGGGTTTGATACTCTCGCGCAATAAGCGATTAAGTCTTGTACATCATCTAAACCTTCAATGTCACCGAGTGGTGGTTGTGAATATGAAATCAACTTTACTTTCATTATATGCTCCATTATGTTACTTGTGCGTTTTTGTCACATGTGTTATTCTAAAAAAACATCAATACTATTGACCTTTTTTATAGTCTCTTGTATAAATAGATTTGTGCAGTGCAATACTGTACAACATCATCACACTATACACTAGTATATATGACTTGTGCCAAGGGGTCAAGTCAAAAGTGGTGCGGGCGTTTAAGGTTAATGGCATGAAGAACTTGTTCAAAAATTTATTCAATACATTAGTAGGATCAAATCCAAACTCGGACATTATTCGTTTTATTAGAACTGAATTTTCTAATGATACAAAACATCTACAAGACGATGATGCGCTTGCGTACTATAACAATTATATAAAATACAGGAGATAGAAATAAATGTCGATTGGCATAGCATTACACAACAGTTATGAATACACATGCAAAGCATGTGAGGTGATTAGAACTGCATTTATTGCGGGTTTAGTATTTGTAATTTCAATTAGTGAGACTGCAGGACGTGCAAGAGCGGCACATGCATTATCACAAATGGGTTACTATGAAGAGGCAAAAAGAATAATGTTGGGTGACAACTAAGTAGAAGGAGAATTATCTCCTTCTTTTCTTTTCTAGTTCGTTAGCAATCCACTGCTTTGCAATGTAGTTCTTAACTGGAGTTTTGACCATGTTACGAACTCTCTTAAAGACCATTTGTAGAACATCATCATTAGGACCATTGTTGTCGAGAATGATAAAGTTCTTGCTACCAAAGAAACGCTGAAATGCACCAATGTTCTTTTGAACATCCATCCACATTGATTTGACTTCTTCTCTTGGTAGTGTTCTTTTTCTTGCTTGATTTCTTTCTTGTGCAACTTCTTCTGAAGTATTAACGAAAATCATATAAGTATCATAACCGAGTTGCTTTAGCGATGCCGCTTGTCTTTGAATTTTGTCAAAGTCTTTACCACTACCATCAATAACAACACCAAGACGACCCATTAAAAAATTTGATTGTCTTGCCTTTGTCACTCGCTTTGCTTGTCCGCGAATTTCTTGACCTTTGTCTGAGTAGATATCTTCTGGTGTTGTATCCATACCAGCATCTTTTAGCATCTTCTCATAAATATCATCTGAGTTAACTACTTTGAGACCCATGCCACCAGTTGTTTGTTTTTGTACATAAGACTTACCTGAACCAGGACCTCCTGCTAAGAAGAATGCTTTAAAGATACCTGGATCATAAACACCCTCGTTTAAGTCTTTGATTTGTTCTTTAATGATGTCATCTTTAACATCTGAAAATTTCTTAGACATTGTAACACTCCAATATAAATAATTCTATATGTATTTATAAATTTACTGAGTAGGCATCTCTTATAAATACTTTAAAGAATTACACATTTCTTTTGCGAGAGGATAAAATAAAATGTCAGATTACACTAAAACCGAAAGGAAGTTACTTCCAGACGGAACAATTCAATATATTACCGGCGGAAGTCGGTTGTCGGACAACCTTGGTAGAGATGATATTGTCTCTAAAGTTGGTCATCTATCATATGGTGACATTGCATCAACTTATGATTGCGTCATCGCTGGATATAGCAGACACAATCAAAAGCGTCTTGTTGATGGGGGACTTATTGAAAGTCCTGATGAACTTGCCAAGCAAGGTCTTAAATATGTTTTTGACGAAGAAGGTGATGATACCGTAGACTATGTTTACTATGGTCATAAAAAATATCCAAAATCATGTGCATTGTTTCCTGGCGATATTGTTGAAGTAAATAAAGTTAACGATCCGGCACATCATGGTCATCCAGCATATGTTGCTCATGTTCGTGATTTTAGCACAATGAAAATCTCATGTGTAATGTTTGATGGTCCTGATGCTGGAGCAAAGATTGTTCTAGAGGGAGATGAATATAAAATTCTAAGAACTTCAAGAGGTGAACTTCAATCTGATGACTATGTAATGAGGGGAACTAGCAATACGCTTTGTAAAGAAGATGGTAACAAATAGAGAGTAAACCTTATAATGAATATTGATTATATTTTTCCGCATCCAATTGCGGTTGTAGATTTGAAAATAGATAATGATTATGTTTTAAAAACTGTTGATGCTCTCGCAAAAAACATCACAGAAGAAGACGCAAATCATACATGGGACTGTAAGGTTGTATCTTCCTATAACCATGACAATATTAATAAAATTCTCAATGAAGAATGCACAGAACTGTTTGACCAAGTAACACAGCAAGGTCAACAGTTCTGTGATGCTATTGGGTGGGAAGATACTGACAATCCTTCTATGATTACCTCTGCTTGGTTTAACAAATACACTGAAAGACATCATTCACAAGAAGCACATCATCATGGTAAGTGTTACACATTTCATACATCATATGAAGAAGCAAAGAATACTGAAGTTACGAAAGTATCGCACAAAGTACTTCCTCAACCTGGACAGTTGGTTTTGTTTCCTGGATACATGATGCACACCGTACCTTATGTTCGTGACCAGATACATAGTGAGTATGATATAATTAAGAATAGAGTAACTATTGCCTTTAATTTCGGCAAAAGTGTACATTAATACTTGACATTACATAAGAAGAGTGATATATTAGCACAATGACTTATAAAAATAACTACAACAGTAACAAACCATATGTTAAAAAAGATGATAGACCTCGCGATGGAGGTCTTGAAGTAACAGTACGCAACGGCGATGTTGAAAAAGCATTGCGTCTGTTTAAAAAGAAAGTGCAAAAATCTGGTATACTCAAAGAACTTAAAGCAAAGCAGTACTATGAGAAACCAGCAGAAGCAAAACAACGTAAGAAAAAAGAAGCAGTCAAGCGTTGGAGAAAACTACAGAAGAAACTTGAAGAAAATTCTTGACATAATGACTGATTTATGATACATTAATATAGTTAATGATACAATGAGGTGATGATGAATATATTCTATCTACATAATGACCCTAAAACGTGCGCTGAGTGGCATGTAGACAAACATGTGAGTAAGATGCTTGTCGAGTATGCACAACTCATGTCAACCGCCCACAGGGTGCTTGACGGCGATGAGTACACTGATTATAGCAAGAACAACAGAAAAGTAAAACGATGGCGTTTACAAAACGACAATGCAGAGAAAATCGTATATAAAGCATGTCATGTCAATCACCCGTCTGCTATTTGGGTTCGTCAGTCTGTCACTCATTATAAGTGGTTGTACAACCTCTGGTCTGAGTTGCATAAAGAGTTCATCTATAGATACGAAAAA